AGTGTTTACGATCACCGGACTAAAGAAGTTAGATCAGCTTGCAAAGAATACCACCATGAACGCCTCATGGAAAAAGTATAAAGCACAGGCAATGAAGAACTCGCAGGCATTACAGGATGATCTTGCTCCTGTGTTTGGAAAAGATAGAGCAGGGCGGATGGTAAAGGAATTGCGTGAGAGTAATCCCGCATCAGGCGAGTTACCCAAGGGCGTTGAAGAATTAATTTGGTACAAGTTCTTGGATATAAATCCTGCCACACTTGGAGAGATGCCTAAGTTCTACAACCAAAGCGGTAATGCCCGTATCATGTATATGCTTAAAAGTTTTACCGTAAAGCAATTTGATGTATTCCGGGAAGCCGCACAAAAGGACATTGATCGAGCAAACGAGTTTTACAAACAGGGCAACAACAAGCAGGCCGCAAAAGCCGCCGCTGAAGCAATATCTAAAATCGCGGGACTTGGTTTAGTATTTGGTGCCGCCAATGCGAGTACCGATATGATTAAGGATACGCTCTACGGTAGACCTGTAAAGCGTGATGAGTTATTCGAGGATAATCTTTGGAGACTGATTGGTATCAACCGTTACATCGTAAACAAAGCAAGACGCGAGGGGCCTGCTAAAGCCACTCTTGAAATGCTACTACCACCTACCGCAATCTTTGACAGAGGATGGCAGGATATCAGCGCTATAGTGGGCGATGGGGAGTATAAGGGAGCAATGCTCCAGGGGACTCCGCTCGATATGGTATATTGGAAATATCTCGGAGGGCTTGACAAAATCCAAAGCGACAAGTAAGGTAAGAACCGTATTATTAATCATAATATTCTTTCTATTGCGGGTGGGGACACCCGCTTTTTTTTGCACTGCTTCCGAAGGGGAATGCACAAAAAAATACATAAAGTGTTAAAAAAGATTTGACTCATAGCACAGATTGTCTTTTTCTGCGAACCATCGCACTGATTGAAAGTTTAAATTGCCTAGCAGTTGACTCTTAATCAATTGGTTCGGGGTTCGAGTCCCCGGCCCGGTACCAAGATCTTCTTGGTGCTGTGGGCGATATTAAAATACAACTTTAATATCGATGGTTTTCACTTTACACAGCACTACAAGTCAATATTCCAATAGGATGCAACCCCGATTGATTGCCCACGGGAGCGGTAATTACTTCGTGCATTTTACGGATATTGATGGCCGTGACCGTCAGATTAGTACATCCACATCAGACCCTCGACTCGCAGAATCATGCGTCGAGGAGATTGTGCGTGATGCTAACCTTGAGTGCGAAACAAGGAAGACCCCTCTCATTAAGGATTTTATTTGGACCTATGAGACAAGTAGGTTACCAAGTGGCCGCCAACCGAGCGATTCGACTAAGCGTCGAAACGCTCTCCGCATGGAAGCGGTTTTAAAGGACTGCGGTATTAACCCGGAGACTGCGGACATTCGTAGCTTTGCCAAGAAGGCGGCTAATGGGATGCCTATCTGCGAGGATTACCTGGTGCGTAAGGGAAGGGCGGGGCATAATAATATGCGTCAAGCTCGCAGTCTGTTATCGAAGCAATGGATAAAGTTCTACAAGCAGGTGGGGATTGATACTTCTTGCTTTAGTAATTGGATCGCTATGAGCGTGGAGAGTGTGCAGGTAAAGCAATTTGATGCGAGTCGTAGTGAGGAGAGTTTAATTGAGTTGCGATGTGAGGCATTGAAGGAAACGGACCCACAACTTTATTTAGCGTATGCATTGGCGTATGGGATTGGGTTGCGTAGTTCTGAGATTCTGCGGTGCAAGTATTCTGATTTTATTGAGGACTATGATGGTAATAAATTAATACGCATATCTAAGCCCAAGAGTATTAGGGGTGCAACGGATGAAGATTTTCAGATGAGAGTCTGCGATCCTTGGTGGTGGAAGGAGATCGTGAGTAATAAAACATCGCACGATGATTTAATCATTACTGCCCAGGAGGATAGGATTACACGGGAGTTCCCGAAGTTTTTAAAAGAGGAGTGTGGGGTTACGGACAAGCGTCCGGTTCACCGCCTTCGTAAGTACGCTGGTCATCGGATCATGCGATTAAATGGTAACAATGCTTTTATTGCACAAAGAGCATTAGGTCACTCATCAGTGGAGATGACTGCAAAGGTATATGTCGGTATGCCTAGCGTTGTGGCAAGCAGGTGAGGTAAAGATTAATAATAAATAACTAAAGGGAAACTAGTGGAAAATAGACTACAAATGACTACTATAGAATTAAATGGAATACGAATCGAGCATGATGGCGGGGACGAGATTTCCATCCATGCGGAAGCGCCTAGCGCTATAAAGATAGAGGATTTAATAGGAGAGCTTAGGACTCTACTACCTCAAACTTCAGAGGGAATTGAAACCTCCCTCCATTCTTCTCAATCGCTGTGCAACCAGCGCGAAGAATTACATCAAATAGTTGAGCCTGCGTAACTCCGGAATCATCGGACAATTTTTTCACGGTCTTTCGAACCGATGGGGACAAGCGTATAGACAATGGTTTAGATGCGTTTTCTTTCATAGTTCTTAGATCACTACATAAAACTACAATGCGTGTCAATACGCAATAACATACAATAAATATGGGATTCCTAGATAATATAGAACGAGCGCCAAGTACGGGCGGAAGTAAAGGTAGCAGTCGCTACATGAAGTTTAACCAGGGCGAGAATAAGTTTCGCATCGTCGGCACCGTGGAAGACGGTGGCTTTATGACCGGTATGGTTGGATGGGGCGAAGACAAAGAGGGTAATCGCAAACCTTTCCGCTGGAAGGTAAGTGAGAAAGCACCGCAGGATTTTGGTGATGAAAAGCCAAAAGAGTTCTTTGCGATTAAGGTGTATAATTACGCCGAGGAGTGTGTTCAGATTCTTGAGCTTACACAGCGTGGCCTCAAGGATGAGTTGGTCACCTACATTAATGACGAGGAGTGGGGTGACCCGCGTAAGTATGACATTGCCATCATTAAAAATGGTGAGGGTATTGAGACCCGTTATGCAATGACCCCAAAGCCTCATAAGAAGATGACTGAGGAGCAAAGGGAGGCGGTCTTAAACACCAAGGTGGATTTGTCTGCTTTATATCGCGGTGAAGATCCCTTTGCGGGAAATGAGCCTGTGGTGAAGGATGATGCCGGGAAGGAGGAGGACCCTTTCTGATGCTGAGGACTGATATAAATAACGATTTGTATCACAGCAGTAAGGAGTTATCGAGAAGCAGGGCATCGTCCCTGCTCTCGACCTCCCCGCTTCATGTGAGACAGCAAATGCTAAACCCGAACCCCAGCACCCCTGCATTGGTCATGGGCGGATGTTTCCATACTGCGGTATTGGAACCCATGAAGCTCGATGAGGAGTTTGGGGAAAAGCCTGCGGAGATTGACGGGTATGGTCCGAGAACAAACGCATACAAGGAAGCGTTTAAGGAGATGGAAAACGAGTATGCGAACAAGCAATGGCTGAGTCCATCGGAATTTAACACCTGTATGGAGATGGCGGGAGCCGCATTGGATAATCCTATCCTTAAAGATTACATGAGTGACCTGGACACGATCATCGAGGGAACCGGTTACTTTGATTTCGAAGGTGCGGATTGCAAGGTAAGGCCCGATATATATGTACCCGGCGCGGAGGTGGTGATTGATTTAAAATCGACACAGGATGCGAGTGAAAAAGGATTTGCTCGGTCTATTCGAAAGTTTGGCTATGACTTCCAAGCGTGCTGGTACCTGGAGGGATTAAAGCGTATGGGGTACAACCCAAAGACCTTTATCTTTGTGGCGGTGGAGAAGACCCCACCATACGCAAATGCCTGTTACACTCTTTCCGCTTACGACATTGCCCGTCAGATGGAGCCAATGCGCAGAGCGTGCAGAATATGGAAGGAGTGCATTGATACCGATGTATGGCCTGGGTATGCGGATGAGTTAAAGACTCTTGATCTTACCAATGATTGGCATCGTCTCTCCATGCAGGAGGTGGCCAAGAAGTTCAATGTTGGGCGGCATTTCGTGTACAAGATTGTGGAGAAGTATGCGATTGAAACAAAATATATAGCAAACAAAAGAACCGTGGATCTCAATGACTTCGCTATGGCGTTGAAGTGGGATGCGGAAGGGAAGGAAGTAGCATGAACAAAGCAGAGAAGATAGAAAGAATGAGGAAGGGTATTGAGTTCACAAAACAACATATCGATAACTCAAACTTCACAGGTGCGGTGGTAGTAGGAATGGCGGTCCTCGAACAAATGTTAGCCCTTATAGAGGGTGAAGACTTAGACGCTGTTAGCAACCCCGATGTAACAATAACAACAGAAGTGGATTGCTCTGATGGCGAAGATAAATAGTCGAGCTAAAGGTGCCAGGTACGAGCGAGAACTTGCCCGCTACCTATCGGAAAACGGATTCCCTGGCTCTCGGAGAGGACAGCAATTCTCCGGGGGTTCAGAATCTCCCGATGTGGTGAGCAGTTTCCCGTTTCATATCGAGGCAAAGAATGTGCAGGCATTGAACCTCTATAGTGCCATGACGCAAAGTATTCGGGACGCTGGGGACAAACCTCCCTGCGTCATCCATAAGAAGAACCATTCTGAGAGTATGTTCACCTGTCGATTAAGCGATTTGGTTGCTCTCTTAAACGAAAAATCATGGGAGGAAAAGCAATGAAAACCTATATAGAATACATCCTTTTTGCTATGTTGTTTTTTGCCGCAACCGTGACTTTTATGTGGTTACTCTTATCGGTATTTACCGCCATGATGGGAGGTCAATCATGAGCGAAAATCCCCAAGAAAAAGTGGAGGTAAGGCTCAAGATTCCCAAATGGATAAGTGATGCATTGAAGCAGTATTGTGATACTTTTGGGGCAACCCCCGTTTCCACTATAACTCCACTCCTGGTGGAGTATCTGTGGCATCCCTCGCGCGTACGCGTCATTCCTCCGGAATGTAATTTAAATATATATAGTGCAGTTTCCACTAATCGTGGCACATCAAAGAAGAAAAAAGGCACTCGTATATCCGAGGACTTTTCTCCACCTCGTAGCATCGCTGAAAGCGAAGGTCTCGATTACGATTTAGCTCTTAGCTATTTCATGGATTGGGCGAAAGGGAAGGGACACACCCAGGCGGATTGGGACGCTACCTTTCGTAACGCTTGTCGCGGTTGGATAAAAGAGCGATTACCCAAAAAGCAGAAACAACCCAAGGAGATTGTTCTCTAATGGATTATCTCGTTTCTGAACAAGCAGTCTTAGCCGCCTGCCTCGCGGACGATACAGGCCGATCTTCGGCCATCGCCGTCGAGCGCCTAACCGCTGATGACTTCACCAATCCTGCCTATCAGCAAATATTCTCCCTCATCGCATCCTCCTCTGAACATCTCAATGAGGTGGATGTGGCGATTGAGTTACCCGAATATAAGCTGGAAGCGATGGACCTCATTGACCTTCATGGCGGTGGACGGGTGGACCGCTACATTGAGCAGGTGGAGAATACCCGCAACCGCAGGACCGCAGAATCCGCCATCCATCATAGCCTTGATTTACTCAACCAAGGAAAGACGGCGGAGGAAATCGCTTCCACCTTTAACGCCAAGGTGGCAAAGGCATTAACCAAGGGAACCGGTCAGGTGAAGATTGGGCAGGCCGCGAATGAGGCATATTCCGAGTTCTTAGCCATTGATGCAGGTGACTCCCCCGCGATAAGCACATCTTTCTCAAAAGTAGATTACGCCCTAAGCGGAGGCTTCCAACCTGGTAAGCTTTACATCTTAGCCGCTAGGCCCGGAATCGGAAAGTCCGCCCTGGCGATACATTTCTCCCATGAAATCGCCAAGCGTGGATACCGTGTAGCCTACGCCTCCCTCGAAATGAGTGCCAGCGAATGTGCGGGGCGATTGCTCTCCCGCGAAAGCGGGGTTTCTCGCCCGCGCCAAAAGGGGGACCTTCTCCCCACCCATCGCGGTAAGCTTGAAGCCGCAAAGAACCGCATGAAGCAATGGCCCATCACCTTCAAGGATGATGCGGAGGCTACCCTTGACTCCTTCCGTGCCTTTCTCCTCCAAGAGCGGGCAAAGGGAGAGATTGGTCTCGCAGTCATTGACTACCTTCAGCTTCTCTCCGCCCCAGGGCATGACTCCCGCGTTCAAGAGGTGAGTCACATATCTCGCAACCTTAAACAGATGAGCCTTGAGCTAGAGATCCCCATCCTCGCCCTTTCTCAATTAAACCGGGCGTTGGAAACGCAGAACCGCAAACCCATGCTTTCCGATCTCCGTGAGAGCGGGTCCATCGAACAGGATTGCGACTCCGCCTTTCTCCTTAGCTCCGAGGATGATGATAACCCCCTCAAGGAAAAGATTCGCTTTCATGTCGCAAAGAACCGAGGCGGGCAAAATGAATTGGTAACCTATCTGATGTTCGAGAAATCCCTGGGACGCTTTTCTCCCTATCAAGAACCAAGGTTGAATGATGATTCGGATATCTACTGACTACAAAAGATTACAGAATAGTACTTTAAGCGTCCATAGAGTACGCTAAAAAGCGTTTTAATCGCTCACGAGGGTAAATACTCATGTTTGCGACTAAAACGCTTTTTAATGGGGGTACGGGGTTGAAGGGTTAAGTTTTCTCCTTTCTCTTATTCCACCAATCAATCACCTTGGGCGCGAAACGCATCGCCACGAAGATGGCCAGCCCAAGCGCGAGACGCGGGATCATATCGTTGTCAGTTTGTTTCGCCATTGTGATAAATTCCGTTAAGTTCTCTCAGATATTCGTACTTAAACTTTTCAGTTTCCAAATGTCGCTTTTCCGCTTTATCGATTTCCTCGCTGGAATATCCATCCTTCATAAGTTTCTCGCGGTCATGCTTCATCGCTATACGGATGACTAAATCGTGGGCGCGTTTCTCTTCGCTCATCCCTCACCCCCCTCTACCTTGGCGCGGATCTCGCGGAGTTTGTCTAGAATATCGTCAGTAGCAAAGGTTTTGATATCCCTCTCGGACCAAGGAAAAATACCGCTTTCACAATCTTTCAAGTATTCCTTAGCTTTCTGATAGTATTGATTCAGCAATGGACATTCTTTCCACTCGCGAACTGATACTTCAAGCAATATGTTTCTCATGCGTTCTCCTTGGCTACTAGAAACCGAGACGGGTTGCCCTTTGGGGTTCTATCAAATTTGATCAAACCCTCATCACTTAGCTTCATCGCGTCAAATATCTCCGCGTTTGTTAGTTTGCTTATGGATAAGCGTCCTTTCTCAATTATCTTGCGGTAAAGCTCCGCACTTGAGTCTTCTAGGTTTAATATATTCATCGTTTTTCTCCTTTGTTATTTAGTTAATGGTAAAGTCATTTGCCTTGCGCGTTTACGCGATACGCGGATCGTTTCACGATCATTCGCCTTTCTCGTATCGCGTTGTCTTGTATCACTTGCCCTCGTTTCTCGTTCCTGGCGTGCTTTCTCGCCTATCGCGAGTAGCTCCGCCAATGCGGCCGGAAATATCTCGTTTGCGTGTTTCACTTAGCCCCCCTTATCGCTTTTGTAAAAT